CTGCCTTTGCTGCATCTGATACGGAAGCGGTTATGCCCTCTCTTGATGATTTTTATAGTCATCATGGTTCTTGGTTTGTTTGGCGTAAGTGTAATTATCTTGGTGTAGATTACTTAGAACTTCTTTGCTCTCCTATTGCTGTATCTGGCTCTTCTTATACATTGCCGTATTCTATTTCTTATTCTACGAATGCGTTTGATGTTAATTATCAAGCTAATAGTTCTGACAAAACTTATGCTTATGCTTGCGCTTTTCCTTATCCTCTTCGTGGTGCTTCTGGTCTTTGGTCTGAACTCCCCTCTTTCTCTGTTGGTTCTGGCATTTCCGGTGTAACTTCTGTTGTCCGCGTTTATTCTACTTCTGGTCAACCGTCTGGTACTTATGGTTTTTTAACTTCTTCCTTTAGTCGTTCAGACCGTATTCTTTCTTTCGGTAACACTGCCGATTCTTCTTCTGGTTCTTCTACTGATACTTTTGATGTTCTTAGTTTATCTTCCCCCTTTTATTCATATCCTTTTGCATTTCGTCAGATTTCTTCTTCTAATGTAACTGGCTATAGTTTACAGGGTGGTGACTCTGCTTTTATTGTTCCTCCTAATAATTATTCTGATCTTCTGTATATCGATCTCAGTTCTAATCGTTATCTTTTAAAGACTAGTTCTTTTGTTCCTTATCCCTCTGGGTATACTGTCCCTTCTTCTGATATCGGTTTTGTCTTTGTTCAAAAGCCTTCTTTCTCTTTTGTTACTTCTGCTTCTGACTTTGATATTACGGGTTCTTTCGCTTTTTCTCTCCTTGTTCCTGTTTCTCGTCTTCCTGACGTTAAGCTTGGAGACTGGCTTTCCGATTCCCCCGAGGATTTGCAGGATGCCATTACTAATGAATTTGGCATTGATTCCGGTACTCTACAAGATTCCAAGGATAACTTGAATTCTTGGAATTCTGCTTCGTCCGTAGATTCAGATATTGCTTCCTCTGCTTCTGGTCTTCTTGGCGGTCTTTTTCAGAATTTAGGCACGTTTCTCTTTTCTGTTTCTCTCCTTTGCTTCGGTGCTGTTGTTCTCCGAATGTTTATTAGAAAGGCGGTTGAGGGATGAGTTTTCTTGATTTCTTCAAATCAGTTTTTGGCCTTTTCGGTTCTGGTGGCGCTCTCGTTATTGCCGTTGTCGTTTTTCTTGTCGGTCTTGGTATTTATAAGTTCGTAAAGGATTGGTTGCCATGGTAGACTTTGTTTCCGCTCTTGGTGTTTTTACATCGTTTATCGCTAATGTGCTTTCTATTTCCTTTTTTGGCTTTGGTACTTTTGGCAATTTTATTTTGGTTTGTCTTCTGCTTTCGCTTGTTGGCTTTGTTCTCCGTGGCCTTTGGGATGGAGGTGATAAATAATGGAAATTCCTACTATTATTAAAACTTGGCTTGATACTGACGGCGTTACTGTCTACACAGTGCAGTATAAAGACGGTAGTACCTGTGACATGACCGTCCAGCAGTACGATTATCTTAAGGCATCCGCCGACGCTGTTGTTAAACTCGATTCTCAGCAGGATGCACAAGAAGTTTCTTCTCCTGAAGCTCTTTTTTCTGGTGAACCTGCACAAAACATTTCTGAAAGTCCCGACCTCCGCGAAGACTATGTTCCGCAGGAAGATGAATTGCCGTTTGAAGGGAGTTTAACAGCTTATGATGACCGCGCTTCAGATACTCCGGCTTTGTATGCTAATCTCCCTGCTGTCTCTAATAGTTTCACTTCTATTATGGATTGGTTCGGTGATACGTTTTTCGTCGAACGCTCTGAGACGGTGCACAAGTCCGGCTATACGTCTGAAAGGTACTCCTATAATAGTTCAACTCAACTTATTCAGCTTCCTTATGAGGAGGATTCCACTATTACATCTCAAGTTCTCAATCCGCAGGCTTGCGTTTCTGCTTTGCTTGTTGTCCTTGTCTTCGTTACTACTGTTACTTGGATTAAAAACGCGATTTGGGGGCGCATGTGTTAATGGAAATTCTTCCTTTTCAGTATTGTTTCGGAATCTTCTCTGTTCCTGAAATTGGTTATTTCATTATTTTCGCTGCTGTTTTTTCTATGTTGGTTCTTCTGTTCCGTCCGTGACAGGTGCCATAAATATCTTTATGAAAGGGTGATGACTTCAGGCCGCTACATCTATTCTTGCAACTCTGCTTTCCTTGGTCGGTGAGTTCTTTACATCGATGATTACTTGGATGGGTCAGCTCGTCGATTTTTATGAATCCCAGCCTATCCTTCTTGTCTTTGTTATCCTCACTATCGCGGGCATTGTTCTCCGTATTCTTCGCCGCTGGATCCCCGGTCGTAGTTAAACGCTGAGAGAAAACGCCGCCGACCATTTTAATGGTCGGCGACGTTTTCGTCTTTAGAAAGGATTTATATTATGCTTTATGGTATTCTCATCTTTTGTATTTGCTGGCTTTTTGTATATATCGATAATTATTGCAAAAATCCCTACAAGTTAGAAGCTGTTGTTGGTTCAAAAGGCTCTGGTAAATCTCTGTATATGTCTCGCGTTGCTGATAAGTGGCTACGTTCTGATAAGGGGCTTATCTATAGCAATATGGGTATTGGTTATGAGTTAGATTCGGAATATTGGAAACAAACCTTTCTCCCTGATTCCCTTATTTTAATTGATGAAATAGGTGTGCTTCATTCCAACCGCGACTTTAAAACTATGCCCCGTGAAGCTGTCGAGTTTTTCAAGATGCAACGCAAGTATCACTTGACTATTATTGTATCGTCTCAGACCATGGACTTTGATAAAAAAATTCGTGACCTTTGCGATCGCATTTATCTTTGCAACCGCATTGGCTGGTTCTGCCGTCTAACTCCTTATCGCTCTTGCATTGCTATGGAACATCGCCCCGAGGGAGGTCAAGAGCTTGTTAACACTGTGCGCAAGGCAGGCCGGGCAAGGTGGTATACTATCCCCAAGTCTGTTAAGCAGGTAAGTGCTTTAGAATACGATACAGAGCAGGTTATTAGCAAGACCCCCTCTAAATAAAAACTTCCCCCCGTGCCCTTTAGGGTCAGGGGGGTTGTTTTTATTCTTCGTTTTGTTGCGGCGATAGGCGGCGAAAAAAAATGAGGGGCTTTAGCCCCTCATGCGTGCAAGAATCTTTTTCCGTCCCATGTCTTTGCGATTATTTCCCAATTTTCTTCGTCTAAATATTTCGTTGTATCTATGTATTCAATGTTGATTCGTTTAATAATTGCGAATCTGTAGAATTCTCCTTTTTCGTTCGCTGCGCTGTATTCAAAGCATTTGTAGTAAAAGTTTTTTGTACATACGCCTTCGTTTCTCCAGACTTTTCTGAGAAATTCTTTTTTGACTTTCATTGGTTTTTCTCCTTTCCTTTTATGCTTCTATATTACCATAGGATGTTCTATTTGCCAATAGAAATTTCTAATTTTTTGGAAAATCGGCCGCAGTTGCCACGTTTAGTCACGCGATAGCGTCTCCACCGCGTCCCCCGTCCCCGCAAGGGCAAAGCCCTTGCCCTTCCTAAACATACCGGCAGCGGCTTCCGTTGCGCTGCTGGCTTGCAGCCGGTGGGCGTTCGTGTAATACGCCCACCTTTTTTAAATTTCCTCTTGACAACTTATTTATACTATGGTAACATTTAGCTATGAAAATGAAGGGTGGTTTTCTCACATGAAAACGGTCGTCAAACTTGACTATGCTACATTTGCTTTTGAACAGGGTTCAATTTCTATTCCCAAAATCGAAGATGCGATTGCTCAGTGTGATTTGCACTTTGCGCAGACTTCTAACGCAAGTGAGTATTCCCCCTACAATTCTCCTGCGGGTCTTTTCTATAAGCCGAACAACGGCGCGAAACAGTCTCCGCACTCTTTACATGTGTCCGGTCATGGTTGTGAGCTTTTCCGTTCCACCTTGCCGCGTCTCGCGTCACTGATGCAGGATGGTCACGAATTCGGTCACTTTTCCCGTCTTGATTTTTGTTTCGATGTTGTTATGACAAAGCAACGCTGGCGCGAGTTCTATTTGGGTGTAATTTCTGCTTCTGTTGCTGAAATGAATAATCCTGAAAAGGCGCGTAAAGTTCGCAAGTTCATGTATCAGGGTTACGGGGATTCTACTACCGTCTATATTGGTCGTAGAACGTCTTCTGTGGTCTTCTGCCGTATCTATAATAAATCTCTTCAAGACCCTGAAAATAAGCTCTGTGCGGCATCTGGTGAGCTTCTGGATTGCGCCGATGATTCCTATATCATTCGTTACGAGATGGAGTTGAAATATGTTTCTCGTGTGCGTGCTGGTTCTCGTTCCGTTTATGACCCCTCTCCCCTCTTTTGGTCTTATTATGAAGACCCTGATATGCTCTTTGCTTATCTCCGTAAGGTCTGGAACCGCTACGGAAATGAAACTCTTCTTCCCGATGGTTGGGAAGATATGGAATTTGTAACAGATCTCGAAGCCCGTCGCATTCCCTTTATTAAGGACTTATCGCATCCCCTTTGTGATGACCTTGCTCAAAAGTTCTCCGTTTCTATCCATACCGAAGAACAAAAAATGTCTTATGTTACTAATTTCTTCGGTCACCGGATTATTGATATCCTGCTTTATCGTCCTGAGTTGCTTTTCCTTGCTTGTTGCAAGTGGGAGCAGTTCTATAATGATCGTCTTCCGTTCTCCCCTCTGGCTCTGATACAGGAAGTCGCGCAGTTCTCGGAATCTTCCCGCATTTCCTATGAAGAATTCCGTGAAGTCGCTGATGACCCTTCTCTCTTTAGTGATGATGGGTTTGAAGATATATCTTTATTCTGAAATGTAAGGAGTTTCGAACTTATGCGGATTTTGGTAGTCGGTAAATCCCGCCACGCTGGTAAGTCTAAAGCTGGCAAAGATTATGATTTTACAACAATTATGTTTGAGTATGATATGCGTTCAAACAATGATAACGAGGGCGTTTCGGTTGATAGTATCAATGTTAACGCCTCTATTATGCCCTATGCGATGTTTGAAGTTGGTGCTATGTATAATTTTGATTTTGATCGCAATGGGTATCTCCTTAGTATTGAAAAATTGTAATAATAACATATCTCTTTCAATCTCTCTGGCCGCTTCTGCGGCCTATGGCGGGTTGGTGTAATGGTAACATGCAAGGGGCTGAGCCTTGATTTGGTAGTTCGAATCTATCACCCGCAACCATTACGGATTGACCTCCGTTATTCGATGCCGTGAAAGGTGGTGGTGAAGTGAAGAAAAAGCAGCGGTGCTTATTTAAGCGCTTCGCCGCCCTTGTCGCGGTTCTGATTCTTGTTTTCTCTCTTTCTGTTCCTGCCTTTGCTGCATCTGATACGGAAGCGGTTATGCCCTCTCTTGATGATTTTTATAGTCATCATGGTTCTTGGTTTGTTTGGCGTAAGTGTAATTATC